TGTCGTCGTGGGTTTTCGTTGTCATGTGAAGGTCCAGTTTTGGGGGCCGCTTTGGACTACGCCACCGGTGATGACGTAGACGGGAAGGCTTCCGGCGGTGGCCTTCTTTGGTGCGACCGCTGTCAGCGAGGTCGAGCTGACAAAGGTCGTCGGATAGTTGATGCCGTTGATGTTCAGCACGCTCTGTTTGGTGAAGTTGGTGCCGGTCGCCGTGCAGGTGGCGGTGCCGCCGCCGCTCGCACCGCCCGCCGCCACGCTGGTCAGCGCCGGGTTGGTTGCCGGCGACAGCGACGAGGCGTGGTTCTGGTTCGGGTTCAGGTTCCTGCCGCCGACGGCATCGGCCGGCAAGGCCGGGCCGACGCCGAGCGTGGTCAGCGGGATCGGCGCGTAGATCTGCGCCGAGTAGCTTTGCGTGTTCAGCGTCTCGGTGCCGGCCGCTTCCGCCGAGGCACTCGCCGAGGCCGGCACCGCGCCCAGGAAATTGCCAGGTGCCGCGCCGGTGCCGGGATAGGTGTTCTCGGTACCGCCCGAGGTCGCACCGGTGCCGGATGCGAGCGCTGCGGTGGCGGCCGCAAAGGTCTGGCCATTGCCGACGCCGCCGGCGGCATCATCAAAGAACGGCGGCGGGTTGGTGTTGAGCGGCACGCCGCGCTGCGAGCCCGACACATCCTGGCCGACGCCGCACCAGTTGAGGTAGGTGTTCTTGGTGTAATTGGGGACGTTGGGCGGCGTGGCGCCGGTGCAGCTCATGTTGGTCGGGGGCGTCGGGTTGGGCGTGGTAACGGTCAGCGCGCTCTGGGCCATCTTGTTTTCTCCGGGGTTAAAGGGTAGGTTCCATCCTCAAGCAAAAGGGGTCTTCCATCATGGTCAGGCACGTCGCGCCAAACGGCGCCGTCTATCACGAGCCGCCGTATACCGAGGCCGAAGAGCGCGACTTTTATGAGCGCACCGGCAACGGCATCGTCGGCGTCATGCGCAAAAGCGCAGAGGATCTCGCGCTGATCGCGATCACGCGACGGCTTGCCGATGACTTTCGCCTGGCCGCCGAGGACAGCGCCGAGCAGGCGATGATCCGGCGGCAGCTGGAAGGCATCCGCAACGGCAGCGAGCTCGGCAGCATCCTCGTTGACGAAGTCGATTGCACCGGCTCGGTGTGCGACTGATCATTTGTAGTTGCCCTGATCGGCGATAGCGCCCAGCACCGGCGCTGCCGCCACCGTCCCCAGCCCGTACATTGGGATTTGCTTCAGGATCACGCCGCGGCGGAATATCTCGTCGCGCGGCATGCCGGTCAGGCGGTGCGTCGTCTCGATCGAGCGGTTGATGTGGTTGATCATCGGCCCCTCGTATTCAAAGGTCTTGCCCTTCGCCTCTTCCTTGCCCTTCTTGATGCCGGCCCAGCCGACGTCCTGGAAGCCGCGCGCATCGACGCCGGCCTTGGCGGCTTCCTCGCGCAGGGTTTTGGTCGCCGGGCCGTACCATTGCGGGATCGCGACCTTCGGATCGTAAGCACTCATCATCTGCTCATCGATGGTGCCGGCGTTCTTGTTGCCGAGATAGGCCGACGAAAAATCATAGCGCTTCGGGTTCTGTCCCGGGTTGAACCCCACCTGGCCGGCGTCGATGTACTTCTGCGCCTGGGCGATGTTGCCTGGCGCATACTGCCCGCCGATCGGGAACGGCAGCTCAAAGCTGCGCTCGGGCAGCCGCTCGCCGCGCTTGGCCATGTAGTTGGCGTAGTGCGACATCAGGTAATTGTCGTAGGGGTTGGCGCCGCCGGTGGTCGCCGCCATCATGTCGGCGAACTCGCGCTTGAACGCCTCGCGGCCGGCCTTCTCGCCGAGCTCATCGATGTAGCCCTTCTCGAGCTGGCCCATCAGGTACCAGCGGTCGCTGTCGGGGATGGTCTTGCCCTGCTCAAAGCCGGCCTGCAACCGCGCCCGGATCTCGTCGGTGCCATACTTGGCTTCCCACTCCGCTTGCGTCTTTGCGGTTTTCGGCGCAGCCTCGACCGCGGTGTCGGCGAACGGTCCGTAATGCGTGGGGTCGACGTCGAAGCGCTTGGCCGGGTCGAAATACGGATCATAGCCGTGCAGGTCCAGGTCGCGCTGGATGATGTTGCGGTCCTTCTGAAACTGCTCGACCTCGGGCAGCTTCTTCTTCGACAGGAAGAAGCCGGGCTCGGCGCCTTTTGCCAGCGCTTCATCCATGGTGGCGTAGGGCACCTCGGCCAGCGGCTTGTTGGAGAAGCCGCTCGGCTCCTTGGGGTCTGGCGTCTTGGCCATCAACGCCGGCGGGCCCACCTCCGGATAGGCTTCCGCATATTGCGGATATTTGCCGCGCAGCGCTTCCGCCTTGGCGCGCAGCTTCGGGTCGGCGAATGCTGCGTCGGCCGGCGCCTTCGGGATCTCCGTGACCTTCGGCACCACTTTCTTGGTGGCCAGGCCGCCGCCCGAAAACGCCATGCCGAGATCGGTGGCGCGATCGATGTCCGCTTGCGTAAACCGCACCATCGGGTTGGTCGCGCTCTGGTAGATCACCGGACTGTTCGGGTCGTCCTGCCAGTTTTTCGGCGTCGTCAGCGCGCGGCTCAGATCGTCCGCGGCGCGGTTCACCGCCGGCACGCCCGGCGAGAATTGGCCGCCTGACGGGATCAGCGGTCGACCGACATCGGGCAGCCACGGCTGATCGACCGGCTGATACGCATCTTGTGCGGCGGTGGCGCCGAGCAGCCACTGCGGCGGCGGCAGCGCCGGTTCGACGGCGCGCGACGGCCCTGGTTGGATCGCGCGGTTGGTCGCGGTGTCGCGCTCGAGCTGCTCGCGATAGGCTTGCGGGTCGAAATCAGCGTTGCTCACACGATCCCTCCCTGGCCGGCCTGCAGCGCCTTCTGCTGTGCGGTCTGCTGCGCGATCTGCTGGCGTTGCGCCATGTCATTGCGCTTGAGGTTGTGCTGCTGGATGGCGAGGTCGCCCTTCTGTCGTTGCAGCTCCATCTCCTGCTGCTTGCCGAGCATCTCGGCCTGGTGCGCCTCGCGGCTTTCCTGCGCCTTCTGGCCCTGCACCAGCACCTTGGCCTGATCATCCTTTTGCTTGGCGGCGAGCTCCATCGACTTCAGGGTGCGCTGGTTCTCGAGCTCGGCCTGCTTGTGCTTGTCCTTCTGCTGCAGCTCGGCGGCGGCGATCTGCGCATCGGCGTCGATCTTCTTCTGCGCGGTCTGGTCCTTCATCTGCTCCACCTGCAGCATGATCTTGCCTTGCGCTGTGGCCGGATCATCGCCGCGCGGCTGCTCGCCCTTGGCCTTCATCTGCTCGATCAGGCCGTCGATCGCGCCATCGAGGCTGCGGCCGGCGCGGAACGGGGCGGTGGCGAACTTCAGGAGCTCGCCGCAGAATTCCGCGGTGCGCGGCTCGGCGGTGATCATCTGCGCGAGCTGCGGCAACAGCTGCGCCAGCACGCCGACGAACTCGCCGCGGCGCTGCTTCTCGGCATTCTCGTCGGCCATGATCGTGCTGTCGGTTTCGATGTCGAGCACAAAGCTTTTGGCGCGGTTGTCGCCGAGAAATTTCAGCACCTGTTCGATGGTCGGCTTCTCGCGGATCTTCTGCAGCTCCTGCATGCCGGCGGTCATGGTCTGCTGCATCTGCACCTGCAGCTGCTGCATGGCATCGGGTTGCTGCTGCAGCTGCGGGTTCTGCAGCTGCTGCTGCATCTGCGCCAGCTGCGCCTTCAGCTGCTCCTGCTGCTGGCCGAAGGCAATGGCCTGCATCTCGCGCGTCGGCAGCTGCGTCTGCGACATCGCGATGATGGTTTCAGGCTTGAATTTTTCGGTGATGATCTCGAGCGCAATCTCCACCAGGTCGCGGGCGATGCGGACCATCTCCTGCTGCTTGTCGCGGATGCGGGTCGAGCCGTACTGCGTCTTCAGCTGCTGGGCGCCGAGCGTCTCGTTCGGATCGGTGGCGCCGCGCATGATGTCGGAGAGCCCCATGATCTGGTAGATGTCCTGAATGATCTCCTTGCGCAGCGCGACCAGGCCCTGGATGGTTTGCGCGATCACGTCGATCGGCATCCAGACGATGATTTCCTTGGTGCCGCCGAAACTCGCCCAGTTGGCGATCGGCACCAGCACGCGCCCAGGCGTGGAGATCGACACCGCCGCCTGGATCGCGTCGGCGAGCTCGGCGCCGCCGGCGGGGTAGAAGCCGCGGACCTCGAGGTTTTCGGAGAGCGCGTGGATCTTGGCGGTGAGCTGGTTGATCTCATCCAGCTGATCACGGTACTGCATAACGTCTGGGACGGGGACGAGAGAGCCGCGCTGGGTCGTCCCATACGCCGGCTTCGGGCACGGGAAAAACTCTCGCAGGTCGAGGTGCGGGTCGTCTTCATCGAGGATGTTCTCGCAGCCTTGCGCCACCCAGACCACGCGGCGATCGCCCTTGCTCCAGATCTCCCAGAATTTGGCGCGCTCGCGCTTGTCGGCGCCGCCGACGGCCTTGCTGTCCTTGTCGACGCGGTAGTCGGCGTTCTGGTACTCATCCCCGGAAAACTTCCTGAACCGCTTGCGGGCCTGCGCGCGCGTCAAATAGCTCGCGGCCGCCACCCAGGTGACCTCGCGCCAGTTGCGGCTGATCGAGTGCAGGAAATCCTTCCGGTGCTTGAAATCGATGCAGACCTTCTCATGGCCGTAGGCGTTGTCGTCGCCGCTGTCGTAGCGGCACCAGGCGACACCGCGTGAGATCATCGACAGATCATCGCGCACCAGCAGCATCAGCTCGTTGATGCCGGCAAGATCGAACGCGACATGGGCGCAGCGCTCGGCGACCTCTGAGGCCGCTTGGTACACCGGCCTTCTGTCGTTAAATTTTGGCGTCACCGCCGGCACCGGCGGCTTGGCATAGATGCTCGGTGCCAAAACTTCCTGGTTGGCCCAGAACATCTGGAATTGCCGATCGCGCACCACCTTGCCGCTGTCGGCGGTGGAGAGCCGTTCCAGGTTGGCGTAGAGCTTGTCGAGGTTGTCGCAGTGCCTGTTCCAGGCCTCAAAGGCGTCTTCGCTTTCGTTCAGCAGGTTGAGCCAGGCCTTGGCGCTCTTCGGCTCCAGCGCCGGGTTGAACTCGAGATCATCATGCCGCTCGTCTTCTTCGGTCGGGGCGTCACTGGCGCCGAACTCAAGCGGTTCGTCAGTCATTGTTCACCTCTTGCGGGATTGGCGCGCGCAGCCAGGCCTCGCGATCGCGGGCCCATTGCGTGTACTCAGCGTCGAGTTTTTGGCGCTCGCTGGCTTCCCAGTGATCTTTACGCTTGCGCGCCTTGTTCGCCCGCGCCTCGCGTTGGCGCGAGACGTCCTGGCGCCGCTTCCAGGTGGCGTGCATCGCGTCGAGCTCGGCCGCCGGCGGCCGCGGCAGCTCGTTCCACCAGGCGATCGCCTCTTCCTCGGTGGTGGCTTCGGGGCCGTTGGTGTTGGCGCCGCATCGTTCGCACTCGATGCGGAAGCGCTGGTAGAACCAGGGACGCTTGCCGCCGCAGAACGGGCAGCGCGTGATCGTCTTGCGCAGCTCCGCATTATCCGGCTGATCCCACAGTTCGGTCACAGGATGATCCCTCGGTGAACGTGCTCGGATGGTGGCGGGATGCGCCAGAAACCATCGCCAAGCGGATTTTTGCGTTGCTGTTCGACGGCGCGGCGGCGGGCGTGTTCTTCCAGTGGCGCCACCGCCATTGCGAGATAGCGGAAGGCGTCGGCGTAGTGCGACGTCCAGTCATGCACGGCGAGCGCGCGGAACGTCTTTTTTTCATCGTCCCATTCCCGCCTATATTGTTCCAAGGCGTTGATGCCCTCTTCGCAAACCGGATTGAACACGCACAATGGCAGCACGCGGCGCACGGCGTTGATGCCGTCGGCGATGCTCGAGGCCGGCACCAGCATCGGCTTCAAGCCCATCGATGCCATCGTCTCGACGCGGGTGCGGCCGGTGCCGAACTCGCGGACCTTGGCATCGTGCGGGACGTAGTCGGTGCCGTTCTTCCAGTTGTTCTGCTTCAGCTTCGCTTCGATGATGCCGGCGTAGTGCTCGACGCCGGCGCCAGACTGCGAGTAGCAATCCAGGATCCGGATCTGCGGCCCATCCTGGAAAAACCAGATCGTGGTGTCGTCGCGCACGCCAAGATCCCAGGCGCGGTTGACCGGCACGCCTTCAAGGGCGGTGCAGTCCGGCGTGATGCGCTCTTCCCGGCGCACCTGCGCCATCTCGCTGGCAAAGAAGCTGCCGAGGATGGCGGCATTCCAGCTGCACTCATATTCCTGTTCGTAGGTGGCGCGGCCGGCGTCTTCGCCGTACAGCGCCATCATTTCCTCGCGCGCTTCGGCGAGTTGTTCTTCGGTCAAGGCGCCGGTGTCGCGTGCGGTGAGGAGCTCGCAGTACCACTCGCGCGACCGCATCGCGTAGTCGAACATCGACTTGCAGTGGTTGTGTCCGCGCGGTGTTGAGATGAACACCGCCCAGCCCTTGTTCTCCTCCAAAATCGGGCGGTGATAGGCCCAGGCCGATGGGTTCGCCAGCGCCCATTCGGAGTACACGATACCGGCGACCCCCGAGCCGAGCGTGGCGTCGTATCGGTCCGAGCCCATCACCTGCCAGGTCGACCCGCCGAGTGCCTGCTTGAACCTGATGAACATCTCCGTGTCATTGGTGCTCTCGCGCATCTCGAGCGGGAACGCTTCGTCAATGCGCCGGCGTCCGGTGTGGGCGTTGATGGCGCTCCACAGCGCCTTGCGGCCCTGGTTGTATTCAGGGAGGGCATGCCAATAGTTGCCGGGCCGCTGCATCATCTTCACGGCGGTGTGGTGCAAGCACACCTCGTCCTTGCCGGCCCGCCGGTGCCACACCGCCATCGCCCGCTTGCCGCCGCTCTGCAGGTATTGCCACAAGCCCAGTTGATGCGGCCGCGGCAGCCAGCCATTATGCGGAAGCGATACGTCCAAAAGGGGAAACCTCCATGATCATGAAAACCGTCGTCCACACCGTGAACCTGAGCGGGTCAGATGAATTTTCGGTCTATGTATCCCGTGACGGCGAACTGTCGCTTGACGCCGTGTTCATCTCCGAGACGAAGGAGATCAACCGACGTAACGCCATCGACCATGCGCGTCAGCTCGCATTTGAGTTGCGCTGTAAGCACGCCATGAACCACGGCATCCGCCGTGAGCGTTGGCGAGAGTTCGCCTTCACACCTGGCCGGCCATCGCCGATCGATCGGCGCCATCGGCGGCCATCGCCTTGATCGCCTGCTTCTCGCGCGCGCTCAGTGTCGCGCCAAACGGATTCTGGTCGGGCGCATAGACGTCCGAGATCCCGAACGGCGAGATGTTGCCCATCACCTGCGAGCAGCGGTGGCTGCCCTGGTAGTAGCGGCAGATCCCGCAATGATCGATCGGATCGCCGCGGCCGTAGTTGGCTTCGCCTTGCGTCTGTTTCGGCATGCTGCGTCCTCACCTCCCCTGATGGAACCAGTACACAAACCGGCATTAAGCTACGCCCCAGGGGGATCCCGCCCCCCGTCAAGCAAAACCTCTGAGAGGTTTTCACACCCCTCAGAGGTTGGCGGTGACCTAAAGCAGCAGGATGATTTCCTCCCGCCGCTTTACCTTGCGATAATCCGAAGCTGCTTCGTCCTGCCGCAATCCCACAGGTTGCATCTTCAGATGCGTCAGCAGTGCTGAACCAAAGTAATGCGACAGATGGTGACGAAATCGCTCAACCAGAGCGGATCTCTTGACAGACGAAGGCGAAGCAGTCCGCGATGCCTCGCGCGCGCGGGACTGTCTGAATGTGCTTCGGCTCCCGCCCAGGCAACGCTCTTCAGGTACGGTGCGCTTCCAGCTCCTGGCTCTGGGCAATGTGATAGAAGCGGGTTCCAGTACCTGCGCGATCTCGATCCCGCATCACCCGCCCCGGGAGATCCCCACCCCTATAGCGATACCACCCCAGCCCAGGGGTGGCGGAACCCCAACGATATCAGTGGCTTAGCTCGATGACTGCAACACGATAACGTCCGTCATCCTGTTGCGCTCTGTGGGTCTGGTGCGCTCTCTCAGTCTGGCTTCGTCTCGGATTTCCCAACAGTTTCAATGATTTGACGGATGGTGACGCGGATATCGCCCTCGCCATCCGGTCCGGTGTGCGCCTGGGGCGCCTTCCCCCAGCCGCGGTCGAGCAGGATGCCGGCAGCCGCCACTCTGGCGCTCTCGCTCTGGCCCTCCTGGGCGACGGCGCCCAGCGTTCTGATCGACATCTCGGTGTACGACCTGGCGAGCGATTTGAGGTCGAGCGGCAAGGTCTTTTTGGGTGTGGGGTCAGGCATTTACTTCACCAGCCGTGGTTCCAATTTGCTGCGGTGCGGTCGTCACCTGGTGACGCTCCGGGATCGTGGTGCTCTCATGTGTCAGGGCTCGCTCTGCTTCATTGGCGTGCTCGCGGAGACTGGCTCGCTCAATCTATGTGGTGCTCTCTCGGTGCGTGGCTCGCTCTCAGACTTTGGTGCTCTCATTGCACGCGGCTCACAGCGGCTTCAGCAGCTCATCGACGTCGCGGCGCAGCGCGGTGATGAGGCGTTTGAGATCGCTCATCTCGTTCTGCATCCTGGTGAGTGCTTCGGTGAAGCCGGTTGCGAAATGGTGCAGCTCATCGCGCGCGGCTTTCACGGCGGCGTCGTCCATCAGTCTGTCCTGAGTTGGCGGTTCAGATCTTCATGCGCTTGCAGCTGTTGGATGGCGCGCTCCACTCCGTCGAGCTTGGCCTCGAGCCGCTGCAGGCGTTGTTCGATCGGATCGAGCTCATCCTGCGTTGCGTCGATCACCGCACTGATGTCGGCCTCGCGCTCGAGGCGTTCTTCCTTCACGGTGTCGGCGATCAGCGCGACGGTCTTCATGTTGCTCATGTGCGCTCGACCGACGTGGTGCTCTCAGCGTTGTTGGCTCGCTCTACCATTATGGTGTGCTCTACAGGCGTGGCTCGCTCCAGATCAATGATGCGATCGTGAATGTTGGCTCGCTCAAGCGTCTTGTTGCTGTCGGCCGCAAGGGCTCGCTCTTAGCTTGTGGTGCGCTCTTCTCCTACGGCTCGCTCACATTGTTTGGTGCTCTCCTCAACGGTGGCTCGCTCGTCAGGGCTGGCTCTCTCCGACCTGATGGCTCGCTCGGTTTCCTCGGTGCTCTCAAAGCGTGTGGCTCGCGACAGCCGGCTGAAGATCGCACGGCAGCTGGGGCAGCGCCAATAGGTCAGCGGTCCGGACCTATCGGAGCTGCCGCACATCAGGGGCTCGATCCTGGGCTCGGTCACGGTGCCGCAGCGGGGGCAGACCACCTCAGTAGTCATACGGGGGCCATCCTGTTGCACTATCCTGTTGCAGGCCTGTAAATACTATGCTTTATAGGGGTCAGGCCGATTTGGCCGCAGCAAAAGGGGAACTCACATGATCAGCCGCAACATCCGCAACGCCAGCACCAAGCACCTCTACGACGTCCAGGTTCTGACCGCCGCCGGCCAATTTGAAACCTGGGCGATCGACGCCAACAGCCGCGCCCAGGCTGCCAAGATCGCCGAGCGCGAGGGCTGCCAGGTGCGCTCGGTCAACATGGTCGGATGACCCCACCCACATCGCTCTCAACGCCGGGCGCCGCAAGGCTACCCGGCTCGAGGCCGTAGAAGGGGGAACCACCGATGACCAAGACCAAGCAAGCTATCGCCTACATCCGCGTCTCGACCCAAAAGCAGGGCCGCTCGGGCCTCGGCCTGGAAGCGCAGCAGGAAGCCATCGCCCGGTTTGCCGCGGCCGAGGGCTTCCACATCATCTACACCTACCAGGACGTCGAAACCGGCAAGGGTGCCGATGCCCTGGACAAGCGCCCTGGCCTGAACACCGCGCTGACCGCCGGCCGCGCCAATGGCTGCCCGGTGATCGTCGCCAAGCTTGACCGGCTGTCGCGTGACGTCGCCTTCATCGCCGGCCTGATGGCGCAGCGGGTGCCGTTCATCGTCACCGAGCTCGGCGCCAATGCCGATCCGTTCATGCTGCACATTTACGCCGCGCTCGCCGAGCAGGAGCGGCGGATGATTTCTCAGCGCACCAAGGTCGCGCTCAAGGCCGCAAGGGCGCGTGGCATCAAGCTTGGCAGCCCGACAGGCCCAGCCATCCACCGCGCGCGCGCCAGCGCCTTCGCCGAGAGCCTCCGCGCCAGCGTGGCGCCGATGATCAAGGCCGGCTTCTCGACGCGCCGCATCGCCGCCACGCTGAATGCCCGCGGCATCAAGACGTCAACCGACGGAACCTGGTCGTCCATGACCGTGGTGCGCCTGATCGATCGCCTGCAAGGCGGTGCGCAATGATCCGCCGCCCCGCCCTGATCCTGCTCGCCCTGGTTGGCTGCGGCTTCATCGACTTCCCCGATCGGCCGCTGCATCCCTCGATCGAGGACCGCCGCACCAAGGATGACAGCCTGTGGGCGCCGCTGCCGCCTTTGCCGGTGCGGACCTTCGACAGAACGCCGGTGCCGTATGTCGGCGACATCGCGCGGCTGCCGTCGGTGCCAGCCACCCACCGCGGCATCGGCCTGCGCCATGGTGATCGGCCCTACTTTGACCGCTTCATCCCGTCGGCCTCGGAAGACGACCCGTTCGACGTCGCGTGCGAAACGCGGCGGGATCCGGAACAGCCCGAAGGCTCGCCGCCGGCGCTGTTCCAATATTATCGCCACTGCAAACCAAGGAGCTGACCATGGTCGACATCCTCTTCGCTGCCGCCATCCTGTGCGCCATCGGCCTGCTGTGCGCCGCCATGCTCGGCGACTTCAGCAGGTAGGTTTCACGGGAAACAAAACGGCCGGCATGGATGCGCTCCTGCCGGCCGTTCTGCGTTGTGTGCCCACTATCAAGCCGAAGAGGTCAGGACCGAAAGAGCTGCCTTCACGCCACCCTGACAAAAGGGGGCTAAAGCAGGGTAGCAGCAGTCTATCGGTCCCGGGACCGAAAATGGTTCCGATCGTCCCACGCTGTCAAGGGCAGCCACAGCACCGAAATCGAAAATAGTTGCCGGCTCATTGCCTCAAGGTTTTCCAGGCGTTGGTCAGCTTCACCAGGTCTTCGTCGCGATCGAGAGAGCGTTGTTCCTTTTTTGTCGGTTTGCGCAGACCGCCGCGCGCATCGCGGTCGAAGACGCAGAACCGGCCGCAGCTGATACACAACGTGGCATCGCCGTCGTCGGGGAAGTCCGTATCGCTGCGCGCCGCGCTCACGGCATCATGGTGGTAGTTGCAGAACGGACAGATGCTGTCGAAGTCCTCGGCCATCGCTTTCCCCCTTTTGGTCGTTCAGTGCGAGGTCGCGCGCGCCAGCTCGATCGAGCACAGCCAGCAGATCTTGGTCGGCGCTGCCGGCAAGTCAGGCCGGAACTGGATCGCGTGGTTGCAGTGCGCGCAGGCGCCGAGCGCGTTGTCGGGCAGGATCAGCTGCTCCGGTGCGGTGTAACGCATGCAGACGACAAAGTCGGCTTCGCCTGGCTCGGTGGTGATCTTAGCGCGTGCCATGGTGCTGCTTCTCGACCTCGATCGCGTCTGCCGCAAAGTTCGGATGGATGCGGATCTGCCTGGCAAAATTGTTCAGTGCGATCTCGATAGCGTCATGATGCGATCGGCCGTCCTTCTGTTCAAGCAGAGCGGTCGCGCCGGCCAGGATGTCGACCGACACCGCAATCAGGATGGCGGCACTCTCGTCGTCGTCCTCGATCAGCTGCAGCACGCGCCGCAGCTGCTGGCGGCAGCGGTCGATCGCGAGGTTGCCAAGGTCGGTCAGTTCAGCGTTGGTCATCGAGCTTCTCCTTCTGGGCTGCGATTGCATCCCAATAGCCGCTGAAGATCTCGAGCGCCTTCTCTTTGCTGCAGCCGGCCTTGATCAGCGACAGCGCCAGCACGCCGGTGAGCGCGCCGGCGCCGGCCGGCCCCGAGACGTTATGTTGCTCCAGCAGCTCGAGGATGCCGCGCATCACCGCCTGCGGATCCGCTCGGTTTTTATGGTGCTCTCGACCGTGATGGCTCGCTCCACTCGCTTGGTGCTCTCTCTGAAGTTGGCTCGCTCTATTGCTCTGGTGCTCTCCCATGGATGGGCTCGCTGGCGGTGGCGGCTGGCTCGGGTCGATCTGGCGGCGGATGTGCATGGTGTCGCTCTCTCTTGATGGTGCTCTCTCAGACGTTGGCTCGCTCATTTTATTTGGTGCGCTCACGTCGCTCGGCTCGCTCTTGGCAAATGGTGCTCTCTACCGTTTAGGCTCGCTCGATCTGATTGGTGCTCTCGTGGACCGTGGCTCGCTCCCCGTAAATGTTGCGGTCAGGTTGTGTCGGCTCGCTCGCTTTTGGTGGTGCGCTCGCATACTAATGGCTCGCTCAGTTTTTGTGGTGCTCTCAGCTGAAATGGCTCGCTCTACCTTACTGGTGCTCTCGATAGCTTTGGCTCAATGCCAGCCCTTCTTCTGCAGCGCCTTCTCCAGTCCCTTCACCTGGTCGACGTTCGGCACGTCGATGAAGTGCGTGTGCTCGCGGTGCGCGATCGCATACGGCGCGGCCGGCAGCTCGCCATGCTCGAGGAACCACCACACGCAATGCAGATGCGACAGGAACAGTTTTACCGCATAACGCCTGGCACGGGCATCGATCTGCGCCGGCGGCAGCTTGCCACCCGACAGGTGCTTGAAGGCGTCGGTGGATTTGGACCAGTTTTTCTCGGTGAGGATCTCGGCCGCGCGCGCGGCGTATTCGCCGCTGTCGTTGCGGCCGACATACTTTGCCTTGTGCTCGCGGTACACCGCACCGTAGATGCACTTCTCGTCGCCGGAAAACTTCATGAAGGACTGCCCGATCTTCCAGCACAGCACCTTGAGCTGGCCGTTGAACGGCCGCTTCTGACCCTTGCTCCACACCAGCGTCGGGTCGAGGCCGGCAAAGCGCCAGATGTGGCCCACGGTGGGCGCCTTCTTGATGTCGATGTGCGCCATCAGGCCGGCGGCGATCACCGGTCCAATGCCGTGAATGCTCTTCAGCCAGGGCCCAACGGGCTGGTGGTCGGAGTAGGCATCGAGCGCGCGCTTGATCTGGCCCTCGACAGTTTCGGATTGCTCGGCCAGCCAGCCGATCACCACATGCGGTTCTTTCTCCATGGCGCGGACCTGGTTGTGGGCGCGCTTGCGGTCGTCCTGCATCAGGTAGTAGGCGTCGACCAAATAGCGCGCCTCGTCGGCGGTCATGGTGATCGAGGCCTTCACCAGGTCGCGGGAAAGGCGGTTCAGGATCTCACGGTGCTGCGTTTCGGAAACCGACATGACATCTCCCCTTTTGTTGCGCCGGCCATCAGCGGCCGGCATTGTGAAAAATTAAAGGCGGCCGCATCGCACCTGCACCCCCTGGTCATTGAGCCGGTCGGCGATGCGTTTGGCGGCGCGATCGACGGTGCGGTAGAACGTGGTCTTGGCAATGCCGCGCTTGCGGATCTCGACGCTCTGCTTGCGGCGGTAGGCGACGGCAAACGCCCAGGCCTGCAGGTAGACGAGCTCATCGCCCTGCAGCCAGCGCAGCCAGTTCATCGCCTCTTCCATCATCGAGATCTCATGCGGCCAGGCGCCCTTGGCGCGCGCCCAATTTTCCCACTGCTGCTTGCGCAACGCATCCATGTTGCCGGCAACATCGGCAAATTCCAGCAGCGGTGTCGCCGGCCAGGCCGAGGCCACCCGCCGCAGGCCCTGCCCAGGCAGGCGCCGCTCGACGCTGAACGCTTCAAACAGCCGCTGCTTGACCTTCTCATGGGTCCAGCGGCTCGGCGCCGACGAAGGTCGCGTGGCTTCGGCGAGCGTGCTCATATGACCACCTTGATGAAATGCACCAGGTGCTTCGGGCAGGCGTAGAAGCTCTCATAGTTGCCGGTGTTGCTGCACAACACATTCTCAACGACATGCCAGGCATCTCGCGTGCTCTGGTGGTGGACGTAGGCCATGTAGAGCATGTCCGTTGAGAGGATGTGATACGCAAACGCCGCCTTGTCGCCGGCGGCGCGATCGATGGATGCCTTGTTGGCGATGAACACATCGTCAAACGGCCACTCCTCCCGACAGGTGAAATTGCGGTCGGTGAGGTGTTTGACTTGCATGCGCCGGCACTCAGCCTCGATGGTCTTGACGAACAGGTCGCCATCATCGGTGTACCCTGGCGCATCGGCCGCCGTCGGTGCGGCCCGCATGGCCGGCACCAGGACCGAAACCGTCGTTGGTTTTTTCAGATACATGCCGGTCACCAGCAGAACGCCCGGCGCCGAGCCTCTGTATCGTTTCAGAAATTGAGCGTGTTGCCAGGTGATGTTCATGGCTTGCGCTTCCGCAGCTCGTCTAGCCAATCGCCATTGTATCTCGCGTCGAACTCGGCATCTTCCTCGAGCTGCTTCCAGTAGGCCTCCAGCGACATGCCGCGGCTTTCCCCGTGGCACGTTGGGCACGTCACCTCGAGGTAGCAAACGCCGGCGATCGTGAGCCCTCCGCTGCCGTCGCACGTGCGGCAGTAGAAAGCTCCCTCCGGGAGATCATCAGCGAAACCGAAGCTATTGGTCATAACAGCCGCTCCCGCTCGGCGAGCTCGGCAAAATATTCGGCGATCGCGGCCATGGTGCTGAGTTCATGGTCGGCGAGCTCCCTGGTCATCTTCATCGACATCACCTGGCGCGGATAGACACGCCGGCGATAGTTGAGCTCACGCTGGGCGCAGTCGCGCGCCTCGGTGAAGGTGTGGCCATGCAGGTGCAGCTCGGTGGTGGTCATGGCGCCGCCTGCGCTTTCTGGTCGCGCACCAGGCGGAAGTGGATCTCCTGGGCAACCGATCGGAAATTTTCTTCAGCACTCCGCTCCAGGATCGCCCAGAGGTCGTTCGGCAGCCGCACCAGCGTGCTGTGCTTCTTGTCGTCGGTGGTGGCCCGGATCTCGCTCATGCTGCACCTCGCATGTTGGGAAAGCGCGCGCTGAACGTGCCGTAGTCGATCCAGATGCCCGGCACGCCGTCGCTGTTGACGCCCATCCGCCAGCAGCGCGGGTTGGCCGTGACGCTCCACTCCAGCAGGCTCGGATACTTGGCGTGGGTGTGCGGCACATGGCAGCTCGCCATGTCGCCGGCCAACGCCTCAGGCCGCGGCGAGGGCGCCACCGGCTGCCGCGGCGGGCCGAGCCGCGCGAGGTTCTGGCGATGCGCGATGATGCCGTCGCAGTAGCGCTTCAGCTCGCCGACGTTCGGCAGCCAGGTTTCGTATTTCTCGGTGGTCTGGACCCCGGTATTGGGATCGGTGACCTCGCGGATCAGCTCGGCGTCGTAGTGCGCCAGCACGGCGGCGATCGCGGCGACATAGCGCTCGGGGTCGTTGGCATCACCGCGCCGATATGACCCGAAGAGCACCTGGGCCCGCTGGCTCGCATAGACCAGGTGGTGCGGGTTCGTTGAGCTCGGCGATGAGCTGGAGTTGTCGGGTCTGCTCGCGGGCAGCGTCCTGAATGGTTGGTCGTCCATTGGGGGTTCCTCTCGGTGAGCCCATGACGTAATCGAGCGCGCGGTCGACCCAGTTGCGGAACGCCGCATCCCAGTTCTTGGAAACGCGCCCCTTGTCGGCCGCATGGTTTTTGAACTTCTCGAGCTCGCCAACGGCTCGGACCCCCAGCCGAGCCTCGGCGGCCTGCCAGGCCTTTTCGCCAGGGTGCCAGCCCTCGGGCAGCTGTGACGCTCGCGCGCGTGCGCGCGGCTCTCTCTCTTCTTTCTTTCTTTCTTTCTTAGAGAGAGGCGCGTCACAAAGCGTCACTTCGTTACGGTTTGTGACGCTTTGTGACGGGGCGGTGGGGCGTAACGGAACGTCACTTTGTGACGCTTTGTGACGCTCGCGGTAGGCGGCCTGTCGCCTGGCGCCCGGCGACTTGGTGGCCATCTCCGCAAGCGCCTTGGCCAGCAGCACGGCTGCATCGGCCGGGTGCATGCCGGCATCACATAGGCGGTCGATCACCTCGCGTGTGGCTATCATGGCGCCTCCGCATTTTTTATGCCGCTCTTGACCTTCGTCCGAGCGGGGTGGTTGCTTGCTTCCAGTGCCCCAACGAGATCACGTTCCCATGTGGCTCTATCGGCAATCCGCTAAGTAGCGTGTTGCCGTTGGAGCCACGGCTAAGTCCTTCTGTTTCCAGAAGTTCTTCTTTCGATCGTGAGGTCGGGAAGAAATCCATGCCCAGCATCACCGACTGCCGGCCGAAAGCTTCGATGACATAGGGCATCCGCTTGCCGGTCGGCTTCACCTCGATGCGGTCGATCATGTTGCGGAAGGAGGTGCGCAGCTCGGCGGTTTCCTCGCCTTCGTTCAGGAGCGTTGCCAGGCGATGCACGGCCTCCAGGTACTTCGGGATCATGTTCGGGTGCAGCGCCAGGTTGGTGCCCGAGACGCACTCCAGGCGCGCCTGCAGGCCGGCGTGCTCGGCTTCCAGCTCCTGCAACATCTTGGACATGGTCGGGCTGTCGCCCACCTGGACGATGGTCCGCGCGCAGCGCTCGATCTTGACTGCGATCTCGTTGCGCTTCCTGGTGAGCTCGGCGCGCTCGCCATTGTTCCGCTTGGCGATCACCTGGAAATGCCGGGCGGCTTCCTGGGCGGCCTGCTTCATGTTGTTCTGGTCGGACAGCATCGCCTTGAGATTGACCACCGCGAGCTCTTTCAGCACCTCGACGTCGTAGTCCTTGGAGTGCTTGCAGGATCCGTAATTGTACGCCGCCGAGCAGACCACCCTGGCGTGGCCCTTACGGTTCTTGCCCTTGAACTTCATCGACCCGCCGCAGGCGCCGCATTGCAGGATGCCGGCCAGCAGATGCGGGCTGCGGTCGACCACCTTGCGGACCATCTTGCCGGTGGGGCCAAATTTTTGCTGGGCGCGCTGCTCGCGGCGTGCCTGCACCCGATCCCAGAGCCGCTGGTCGATGATGCGTAAGTGCGGCACCTGCCTGACGATGTGCTCGCTGGCGTCAACCGGCCGCTTCGCATCCTTCAGGGTGTAGGGGTTCTTGACGGTGGTGTGGCTGTTCCAAACGCTCTCGCCGATATAGAGGCGGTTTCCGAGCATGCCCCTGCCGTAGGTGCCACCGATCAAGGTCTGGTGGCTCCAGCGCGCGGCACCCGATGGCGCCGGGATGCCGTCGCGCGTCAGGCCCTGGGCGATCTGGCGCGGCGAGATGCCGGCGTCGTATTCCCTGAAGATGCGGCGAACAATTTCCGCTTCCTGCTCATGCTTGACGCGGATACCGGGGTCGTAAACGGCCGGAGCCAATAGAGCCCCATCAGCGCCGAACGTCGCCGGGGCCACCTGAACACGATCATAGCCATAGGTGACGGCGCCGGGACGCAGACCTTTCTCGGCGCGACCATCGAGGCCGCGCTTGATCTTCACGACCAGGTCGCGGACGAACTGCGCAGCGACCACCTGCTTGATGTCGGCCTCGATCTCGCTCATCTCGCCGCTGTGGTTGAGCAGCTTGATGTCGCTGTAGGCGAGCAGCTTGCGGATGTGCGCGCTGTCCTCGACATCGCGACCGAGGCGATCGATGTCCTCAACGATCAAAACATTGAACGCGCGCTGCTTGATCGCGGCCTTGAGATCGGAGTAGCCGTCGCGGCCCAACTGGCTGGTGCCGCTCTTGGCGCGGTCGGCGAACCAGTGCGTGATGGTGAGGTCATGTCGTTTGGCGACACGCTCGGCTGCCGCGTTCTGATCATCGATCGAGGTGAGTTTTTGTTTTGTGGTCGAGTAGCGCGAGTAGACGGCTGCGGTCTTGCGTGGCTTCGTCGTCGTCTGTGACTTGCTCATTATTCCCCCTTACAAGTCGCTCATATTCACGTTCGGCGATGTAGCGCCCGAGCGCCTTGGCAAACTCGGTAACCGCTGCATCCGCAGGATCCAGTGGCTTGCGCATTCATCACTCCGTCACAGTAGGGACATCGACCGTTAAAAAAGCAATACGGCCACTAACCGCTTGTTCTGACTCAAATTTTTTTGCTCCCGAAACGGCCGGATCAGCCGTCCTGGTCGCGACTGATTTGCTCCGCTTCGGTGGCCTCAAACGCCAGCTGCTCTTGCATGTCCTGCGGCGTCTGCGGCTGCGGCCGCACCAGGATCGGCGGCACCCGCACGTCGACCAGCACCATGGTCAGGTTGCCGTCGGGATCGATCTTGACCTCGCGCACCGGCTGGCGCGCGCCGCGGGTGACGCCGCCGACGTAGCGCATGACGTCCGACATTTTCATCCGCGCGGGCTTGGCGCCCAAAGCATCATCTGCCATCGCTGACATCCTCCCGCTGTTCGACTTCGCCGGTGACATTGTCGATCACGTCGATCAGATCATCGCCGGCACTTTCCGGCACCTGCTCGGGCGCCTCGCTCTCTGGCAGCGAGGCCAGCATGTTGAGCGCATCCGTCATGCTGCGCTTGCCCGGCGGCGGCTGGATCGCGGGCCCGACGCCGCTCTCGTCCTCATCCTCGCGCCGCAACAGGTCATCGAGGTCGCTCGACATCGGCAGCACCTTGGCGTGCCGCTTGGCGACCGTCTTCTTGCACATCTCGCCATAGTGCGCCGTCCAGGCCTGGCCGTCGGGCATGCGCGACTGCCTGCGGACCTTCTCGATCTCATCGACCCACATCACCTCGCGCGAGATCTCGCCGGTGCGCAGCACCGCAATCGAGTAGGCGGCGACGATGGCGCCGCGGTCGGCGCCCTTGTGCGGGTGGTGGATGATCTGCGGCGCATCGCCGAGCACATAGTCGAACTCATCGAGCTCATGCACGACATGGGCATCAAAGGTCGCGACCTCACCGGAGTTGCGCACCTTCTGCCTGACGCCGGCGATCATCGGCAGCCACTGCGCGATCTGGCCGCGGCGCTTGTCCTTGTAGATCACGATGGCGCCGAGCCGGCCGTCGGGCAACAGCCCATCCTGCGCCGCCTTCATTGCCGCGTTCCACAGGCTGCGGCGATCGACATTGAGCAGCTCGGGCGTGGTCTGGATTGCGGTCATCACCACGCGGGCAAACCGCTCGATCGGAATGTGCTTGGGCAGCACGGCCGCAAACTGCTCCTTCATGGTGTCGAGCTGGACGCGGACTTCGGCGACGGCGTTCTGTTTCATGGCTGGTCCTTCTTGATCTTGGTGACGTTGGCCGGCAGCGGCTTGCCGGCGCGGATCTCCTTCCAATCCACCATGGTCTGGCGCGACATCGTCAGCCAGGCGATGACGTCATCGATGTCGGCCACCGATTGGCACTTGACCCAGACGGTCACCTTGGTGTCGCCGGTGTCGTGGCACTCGATCTCCATGCTGGTGACGTTCATGTGGTCTACCTCTTGGTTAGCGGCGGCAGGCGCGGTGGTGTGGCCGTCGCCACCCACCGCCGAGGTGCATGCATCCCCGTCCGGTCCTGCCGCCAATGCTCGCGGACGCGCATCGTAATTCTCCACCCACTCCAGCCGACGCTCGATCTCTCGCGTGATGGTCGACGTGCGTGCGCGGGCCTCGCGCACGATGTCGTCGTACATCTCCTGGCGTACCCGCACCGAGATGACCTCGCTCCTCACGCGACCCGCTCCTCGGCCGGCACCAGCGTCATGCCCTTGGCGATGCTCTTGGCAAGCGCTGCCTCGGCATCGGGGCCCTCATCGGCGGCGATCTTCTGCAATAACGGCAGCCCGGTTTCGATCGAGTGCAGGATCTCCGCGCGGGTCGCGGGGCGGCCCTCGGCATAAAACTCGATGCGCTCGGGCGCGCCGAGCTCAAACAGCACGCCGCCATTGGGTGGCCGGAACATTTTGTACTCGCGCGTGATCCACAGCGCGGTGACGCCGGGGTTGCGCATGATGCCGTGGCCGGCGATGTGGCCGCCAGGATGATCCTTCTCGTTGCGCCGCATCTTCGGCTGCGTCAGGAACGGACACATCTCGACGGCCGCGCGCAGACAGCGATAGTGCGATGGCGGTTCTGCGATCGTGCGCGTGATCATGCACATCGGTCCGATCGCAAAGCACAGATGCACGCCGGTCGGCTGGCCGCACATCCAGCATCGCTTCAGCCGGATGGCGGTCTTGAATTTTTCGCCGTCCATGCCGCGGAATTCCGGCTTGCCGTTGACGTACGGAACGAACCACGGGATCGGGTAGCCCTCATCGTTGATCGACAACCGCCGCATGTTCTCGGGCATCTCGACGTGGGCGATTTTCTTATTGAGATCTCGCATCGGGTTCCCCTCTTGTACGTTGGGACATTGTCCCAAAGGTCAATGTGGCCGATATCACGCAGCGCGCTCGCGATCGAGCTTGAACGACATCCGCCGGTATTGCGAGCCCTTCACCATGTGCTCCTTGACGCTCACCGTCTTGGCGACGACCAGGCCGCCGGCGAACCGGCCGCGCTCATGGTCGCCGAGCTTGTACAGGATCTTGGCCTGCGCTTCCTTCATGGCGGTTTCGGCGGTGTTCTTCGCCATCCGCAGCGCTTCGACCTGGTCGACCAGCTCGGGCAGCTCGTTGTCGGCGGTGAGGTCGATCTCGCTGTCGGGCTCGGCGAGCGCATAGACCTTGGACAGGTTGCCGGCATCCTTGCCGTAATCCGGCGCCGGCAATTCGCCCTTGTCGACCATCACCCAGAACGCCTCGACCTTGCGGCGCGCTTCCTCGACCAGGCCAGGCAGGAACGGCACATCCACCGTCTCCAGCGTCAGCGCCCAATCATCGACCACCAGCGCTGCCACCACCGCAAAGTCCGCTGACGTCAGGTGCATCTCGCACATCGCCTGCAACGCGATCCACAGCGGCGGCTCGATCTCGCCGGTATGCGGATTGTGCCATTTGCGCTGAAAGATCGTCGGCGCCACGGTCTTGATCTGGATCAAGCCTTTGCGGCCGCGGTCGTCCTTTACAAACAGGTCGGGCGTTGCCCCGAACCGGATATCACGGTCGCAGTAGTAGTCGGTGGCGGCGATCTGCTGCCACTCCTGGCGCTCTTCGGCCAATAGCTGCCGCGCCACCGGTTCCAGCAATCGCCCGCGCTTGAGCACTGCGCTGTCCACGGTATCGGGCAGTTTGCCGAGCTTGCGCGCCGCCAGCGCAAAGCCGGTGAGATATTCATGGATGCCGAACAGCGCGGCGACTTCGCTGCAGCCGACATTCGGCTTGCGCATCTCGAGCCACTGGGTGGAACTTGTGATGGGAACGATGGTGACAGCCATTGTGACACAACTCCATGGCGATTTCGGTTTCGGAACGGTGCGCAACGGTTGCGAACGGTCCATGATATTTATTCCGATACTTTGCTCTTGACGAAGCAGTCCGAACGGCAGGACGGTGCCACGCACAACATCGCGGTGGTTTTGATTTGGGACTGCGCCGCGACGAAACTGCAAGTCCATTTTTGAAAATTTTTTTTGCAACTTTTCGACGGTCAAGCAGGAAGCAATGGAATGGGAGTGCTTACGGCGCTACGCGCCGCGCATCACAGCGCTGTGATGTGCGCCCGCGGTGGGCGACGGAGAAGACAAAAAGGGGTAGTGCCGTGGTGGTTGGACTTCCATGGTCTGCGTTGGATACCGCGACGTTGATTGAGATGTGGCAGACGCACAGCGCCTCGCAGATTGCGAAGGCCCTGGAGCGGACACGCTCATCGGTTTGTGGCAAAGCTGGCAGGCTGCGCGCGCAGGGCGTGCAGCTGGCACCCAATAGCGGGAAGTTCTACGCCGTGCCGCCGCACAACATCAAAAAACCCGAGCCCACCAAGCGCAAGCGCAAGCCGGCTGCGAAGGCGCCGGCGCGCGGGCTGCCCAATGCCGTGCCCGGCCTGAGCCGGCCGCTGCCGCAGAGCGATCAGCTCGCCCTCGATCCCTGCACCATCGACGAGCTCAATGCTTTCCGCTGCCATTGGCCGCTCGGCCCGATCGATGAGGTCACCAGGCTGTATTGCGGCGGCAAGGCCTATCTGCCGACACCGTACTGCCTGCACCACGTCAAACGCGCCTACGCCAAACAACCGGAGAAGGACCATGACCGCCCTTGAGATCAATGCCGAAGCCATCCTGCTCGCCGCCGAGATCGACACGCTGTCGGGCGACATCCGCGATGCCCTGCTGACGCACCTGCGATCGATCAAGGTGCCGTGGGCGATGCTCGCCGAGGACGAGCAGCAGGATGCCATCACCGCCGTCAGCCACACCGCCGAAATAGCCGTGCGCCGTGCCGTCGGCCTGATCGCCGCCGGCGGGCTGCCGCATGTCGTCGGCACCATCGCCAAGTTCAGCGTCACCGATGCCATCAAGGTCGAATTCAAGGTGTCGAGCATCGTCGCCAATATCTGCGCGCTGGCCGAACATGGTAAGACCCAGGCGATGCTGGTGCTGGCGGATCCATCCGACTACATCGGCGAACACGCGCCGGCAAAGCCGGATCCCGATCAACCCGATCTGCCGATGCAGGAAGGAAAGGCAGCGTAGGAGGACGACCATGATCAACGAGCGCGTACTGCCCAATCCCTTCAAGGCCGAGGGCTCGACGCACCTCGACCATGTGCTCGCCGCCATCGAGCTCGAGCTCGATGATGAGTATCTGCCGCTGCCGAGATTTCTCGATGCAGGCTACCTGGCGCGGCTCGAGGCCGAGGTCCGCGCCGCCCGGCCGCATCATCAAACCGCCGGCCAGCGCATCGTCCAGAAGCTGCGATCACGGCTGTTGTCACGATGACATACCGCGTGATCCAGCTCGCGACCGGGGAGGCCTTTGCGGCATTTGCGCGGCACCAGCTGGCGCACGCGGTGGCGGCGGCCCTTGACCTTGCCGGGCTTTTGGAGGAACAATTTCACGTTGCAAGCGCCGATGCGGTGCTTTTCACCACGCCAGCAACAGCAAAAACACCCATCACCGACTGACAAAAGGGGAATTCGATGCCGAAGCCACCGCCCGTGGAATATTTCCGCGTGACCTGCGAGGTCGACGCCGCAACGCTCGGCGCCACCATCGCCGCCCTCACCAAGATGGGCGTTGCCAGGATCGCCACCGATCTCGTCACCGCGGAAGCGACCTTCAAGCAGAAGAACAGCTACGCGATCAAGACCGAGGACTTCCTCGCCGAGTGGATCGCCGAGCATCCGACGTTCCGCGCCTCTGAAGCCGTCAAGCATTGCCGCGCCGACGGCCGCACCGACGGCGCTGCCTACACCGCGCTGCGCATGATGGTCGAGAACAAGTTCTTAAAGAAGCTTTCGCCAGGCCAATACAGCCGCACCGACGTCAAGGCGCTGGCGGCGCCGCAGAAGAAGGGAGCCAAGCCGCACAAGACCTTCGCCAAACGCGGCGAGGACGTCATCCTGTCCTATGCCAAGCGCAACCATGGCCGCTTCAATACCGCCAAGCTGGTCGAGATCTTCATCGCCGAAGGCCGCGCGCGCAATTCGGTCTACGCCTCGATCGATGCGCTGATGAAAGACAGGCTGGTCAAGCGGGTGGGCGATGCCGGCAGCGGGCAATATGTGCTGCTGGCGAAGGCGGCGAAAAAGGCGCCAAAAAAAACTGAGATGATGAAGCTGCCCAAAGTGCGCGCGCTGAACGGCGGCGCCGCGGCCGAGGTGCCCGCCGATGGCTAGAAGCATCCTCTGGACCAGCCGCTCGTATCTCGCCATCGACAAGGATCCGGAATGCGACGTGTTCCGGACCATGTATCAGCAGCAGCACATCAAGGAAGCGGACCTGGCTGTGCTCGCCGGCTTGAGCGTTTCCACAGTGAAGGCGATGTTCGGCGGAAAAACGCGTCAGCCGCGCCACAGCACGTTCGCCAAGATGGCCGGCGCCATGGGCAAAAAATACGCCCTCACCGACGACCACCCCGTCGACTACAAGGCCGAGATCCCGAAGGCGCGCGAGGAATACCGCGCCTACAAGGAGACGCTGCGCAAGCGGCGGATGTGGAAGGAGAAGCGCAAGAAAAACGGCGGCGGCAAATGAACGACCCGCAGCACGACCCCAACGACGATCGCATCGGCATGACCAAGGCCCAGGTCGAGCAGCTCGGCCGCGGCTATTGTCCGGACTGCAACGGCACGATCTTCCGCCCGGGGCCGCGCGGCGGCATCAGCCAGAACATCGAGTGCGTGGCGTGTGGCTCGCGCTACAACGTCTCGCACTATGATGGACAGTTTTTGATGGCGGGCCGGATCCCGAGCGAGGCCGACGGCGGCGGCGCGTGGCGCGAGGATATGTTTCCACGGGTGCTGGAATGAGCGATCAACGGTCATCCAGTGACACAACCGAGCTGCGGCACTGTCCGTTTTGCGCATTACCGCTTTTGCGGTTCGACCGACCTGGCAGGGCAAACCCTTACGCCAAATGCGGGACGGAAGGCTGTTTCGCCGCGAGAGGCCCGGTCGTCAATCTGGATAGCGCCGAGTCTGTGAAGGCGTGGAACACTCGCGATGTTGCCCAAGCTGCGCCAGAGCCGCTTGATTACGGCGATGAACTGCTTCGCTGGAGCAATATCGAAGTGGCCCTGCGAAAGAAGTTTCCAACCCTCAACGCAACCGGCATCGAGATCGATAATTGGCCTGCGTTGATAGATGCACTGGCGATGTCATCGACAGATCGCGAGGGCAAATGACCGAAGCTGAGGAATTAGATCAGATCGAGGCCGAGGTTGCTGAGTTGGGCCGTCAGATGCTCGCAAAACGCGACCGCGCGCTTGAAATCCTCAAAGGGCGTGTTGCAACTGTTCGCACGCGGCAATTTATCATCCGATCCGCCAAGCCTTATTTCGGCGGGGTCAATACCCGGCTTTTTTTTGAAGGGCCCCAACTGAAGCAAGACGGCTCGCCCCATGCGAGGGCTTGCGAGTCTGCGCCGCTCGGGATGATAGACGCCATCGGACCGGCGGTGACCTCCACAAATTGCAAGGACGGCACATGAGCGTGCATCTGGAGCGGCTGGTCCGCGAGTGGCGCGATGCGCAGCGCGAGATCGACCGCACGCCGCAGGCCGAGCGCGAGCACAATTTGGCGCCGCTGAAGCGGTTGGTCGCCGCGCACAATGCGCTCTTGAAATACGCCAACGAGGAGCTCGGAGAATGACCGACGAGGAACTGATCGCGCGGATGGAAGCGCTGCTCGACCGGCTGAAGGCCGCCGGGGCGGCAGACGATCGCGACAGCATCCTGATCACGGGCCGCGCGCTGCTGGAGCTGGTGCTGCGGGAGGGCGGCGAAATGCTGGATGCGGCTTCGGTGCCGGGGCTGCTCCAGTGGGAAAAACTACTCAGCGCCGCATTAGACGACATCAACCAGCAGATCGGGAAATTGCAATGAGCATTCTGATCATCACCGCAGCCGAGCGCGAGCGCGCGGCCGAGATCATCGCCCACGCCAGGGCGCATCCGGTGCTGTTCGACACCGTGCGCCAGGGCGTCGTTGACGACACGCCGGTGCTGAAATTGAAGGACCGCGTGCCCGGCATCGAGCGGCCGCCCTCGGCGCACATGATGTTCCCTGGCGGCTACCGTGCGGCGTTCTCGATCGAGCAGCAGCCGGCCGGGCTCTGCACCCATCTGTCGATCTCGGTCGAGGGCCGCCCCCGCAAGGGCATGATGCCGTCGATGGAAGCGGTGCAGGCGATCGCCGAAGTGTTCGGCGTGCCGTTCCCGCCCGACAAGGCCTGGAACGAGGAATTTGAGCCCGGCGAGTATGCGCTCAATCTGCTGTCGCTGTACGCGCCGACGAAGGAGGGCAACGCATGAGCACGCCTGGATCCATCACGCCCGGCGGCATCGTGCTGATCGATGAGCCGGCGCACGCCAGCGTGACGACCTTTGCCGCCAATGGCGACGTGCTGCTGACGATCAACATGCGCCCAGGCAGCGAGATCGGCCAGCTCATCATCGGCCTGTCCGCACACCAGGCGCTGCAGCTGATCGAGCGGCTGCAGGAGAACGCTGAGCACTGCCGCGCTGCCGTCGCCGGCGGCAAAGGCGGCAACAAATTTCCGGATCAGGCGCCATGAGCGACGAACAGCGCTCGGCAATCATGGCCGCCTACGCCGCCAGCATCAAACGGCTGGTCAGGATGGCTGTCGCCTGCCAGATCCCAAAGCACGTCATCCTCGATCTGATCAGCGAGGCCTATGACAAGGAGCGCGACAATGCGCGGATGCCGCAGTGATGAGGGATGCGGACTGAGAGACGCAATCCTTTGACCGTCATCACCCCCGGGTGGTGGCCACCTACGGGGCTGCGTTTCCCTACCGCGGGCGCAGCCCCGTCCTTTAGTGGATCACCCGCCCAAGGCCGCCGATCAGCTCTGACGCAATCCAGAAAGCGATCGCCATCGGCAGCAAGCCCCAGGGGCCGGCCGCCGGGATCCGCATCGCAACGCAGGCCAGCACAAACGCAAACACCAAAAGGATCAAACCAAGGTTCTGCATGACTACCTCCTCACCTCACAACGCGCGACCTGCACCAGCGTGCGCGCCGCCTGCTTGCAGGCCATCTGCGCCGTGATCGCATCGACATCGGCGCGGCTATAGTAACCCGAAAGGAACGCGCCTTCCTCGCGGTCGGTGATGCAGCCGCCCAACAGCAGCGGCACAATCAGAATAAGCCTCCACATCATTTGCCCTCCAGTAATTGTCGCACCGCGTCACAGCTTTCCACCGCCGAGACGAACTTGCCGTCGGCAAGGCCAACCCGGCAGCGCACGCTCTTGGTCAGCAGCTTGTTGCCCTGATCGGTTGCCGCATGCAGCGACGTCACCATCTCCGGGTTGATCGTCACCTCGCGCCCATCGACCGAGTGCAGCACGATGAGGACGAGGGCGAGGTCGATCATCGCGCCTCCAGCGCCTCGATCCGCGTCATTGCCTCCTGCAGCGCCTTGGTCAGTGCCGCGATGACCGTGAACGGGTTCGGCGACTGAATGGTGTCGGGGCTATCCTTCTCGCCGGTCGCGGCACTTGGGATCAGCGTCTCCTGCAGTTCATGGGCGATGAAACCCCAACGCTCGATGTCGTCAGCCGGAAACATCGGTGCCGTATTGATCTCTCGCGGCGATACGCTCGTCTCTGCATCCTTCTTCGCCTCGGCGATCTGTTCGGCAATATACTTCTTTTGCGATGGCGGCTGAAACTCGGCCTGCGTGTACTTGATCGGGCGCAGACCTTTCACTGCATCCCACATCGACGGCAGGTCAATTACGTCCTTCTTGACGCGATAGTCCGACGTGGTGTTGATGGTACCGAAGTTAGTATTGTCGATCCACAGCACCGTTGCGCTGCCATTGTAGAACAGGTTGAATGAGTTGCCGCCGTAACTACCGCCAGTACCAGACCTGCACTGGGTGGCGTTAGCGTTTTTGACGATCCCCGAGGTATTGATGCTCCAGCGTTGCGCACCCGCTGTGATGTCATCGATATCGAGGGAGCCATCTGCCAGCACGGCCATGCCCCAATGGCGCGACGGGGAATTAAAGTCGTGATGATATGCGTTGTCTGTTCGGTTGGTGATGATAGAGGGGGTCGTCAGCCCCGCTGTACTGAATAAGCCAAAATTTACTGTGCCCGCGCCATTCTGGATGTAGGTCTGCCCGGAATTGCCGCTGCGGATAATGATATTGGTGTTGTCGGTCAGAAGATTGAGATTTGTCCCCAGAACAACATTGGGCACGCTGACGAAGCCCGGAATAACCACCGGGCCGCCGACGAAGTTGAACTGGATGCCGTCGTAGTTCAGGTACTTGGTGCCGCCGTTGCCGAAGTAGTAGGTGCCAGTCGTCGCAGACATATTTGAGGTAACGCCAACAGCGGTAAGTGCGCCGCCACTGACGGTCAAGGCACCGCCCGCCAGTGTGAAATTAGTGCCATCGTAAACCAGCGACTTGGTGCCGCTGTTGCCAAACTGAAACGTGCCGGTCGTCGGCGAGCCTACGGACCATATAGCCGCATTGGCGGCGACGGCCTTGTTGAAGGTCGCGGTGCCGTTACTGCGGGTGATGGTCAAGATGCTGTCGATATAGGTTCCGGCATCGCTGTAGCGTTGCACCACAAAGTCGCTGCCGACGTTGCTGCCGGTCTCGTTAATCTCGTTGCCGAGTTGCAGAGCCCATCGCGTGGTGCCAGTGACCCGGCCAAAGAGATTATTGGCGACGGAACCTGTCCCGGTTCCCTTGTCCATGAAGATGTTTGCACCAGCCACGCCCGTAGAATTTAGTTGCAGTGTCGCAGCGGTACCGGAAGCCGGGGCGATGACGAGGTTGCCCGTCATGGTGTCGCCCGTCACATTGACGTAGGCGGCGTCGAGATCGGTGGATGAGCCGGGCATTGTCTCCCACGCCAGCCACGCCCCGAGCGTCTTTCTCCTCCTGTAAGAGAAGCTCGGCGTGCCCGGATTAGACACGGTAAGGATCGTGTCGCCGGTACCATCGTTCACGACCCTGCATGTTCCGGCGTACTTTCTCGTAGCTTCAGGAGCAGACGTTGCGCCAGCGTTAGAGAAGAAAGACCCGGACACAAACGGGAAGCTGTCGTAGTTGGTCACCGGCCCCTGCATGGCGATCTCGCCCTGCAGGTTGACCATCGCGGTGCGCGCATCGCTCGCCCCCGTGCCACCGGCCACGATGGGGCGCGGCAGGTTCAGGTCTTGCTCGATGTCGGCGACGTAGGCGTTGTATTTGGTGCTCTCGATCGTGTAGTTGGTCACCGCGTCCGTGCCAGGTGGGCGGTGATACTGGTTCAGTCCATCGCGCGGCATCAGCGTTGCTCCTCATCCACAATGAGCGGCGGCAGTGCGGCGGTAACGCCGCCTTGCGTCACCGCGCGCGCATTTCGGTTCACCAGCGGGCCGACGCGCGCGGTGGTGGCGTTCTGCTGCAGGATCCGATCGCGCATCGCGGCGACCTCGGCCGGATCGCGCAGCGCCATCACCCGCGCGATCGCATCGCGGCGCTGCTCGGCCGAGGCCTGGCGCACCGCATCGACAACCGACATCGCGCCGCGCTTGACGTCGCCATAGAGCGTCTGGCCGCCGAACGCCGTCATCGGCTTGACCTTGAGATCCTCGCCGGCGGCGATTTTCTGCGCCGTGTTCGGACCGCCGGCGATCTCCTGGTGGGTGTCGCGGAAAATCCGGTTGCGCTCGACGCTGTCGGTGATGGCGCGCGCCGCGCGCGGTCCGAACACGGCGGCAAGCTTCTGCGCGTTCCAATCCTGCGGCGTGCCGATGGTGCGCTCGAGCTCGGTGAGATCATTGGCCTGGGTGCCGAGCCGCCGCTCGAGGTCGGCGTGCGCGCCCTGGCGCAGGCGGATGCCGACGACCGGCGGGGCTGCGGCCAGCACGTCGCGCAGATCGTCGGGATGGACCGCGTTCTTGCCCTTGTCGAGCAGGGTCTGGCCGGTGGAGAGCGCCTCGAGCTCGGCGCGGTTGGCGGCGAACTTGGCGTCCGCGGCCTTGATGCCGGGGACGTTGGCGGCGAGCTCGTTGTCGATCAGGTCGCGCGCCTGGTTCAGCACCCCGACGCGATATCGATCGCCGGCGCGGTTGGCGACCGCGATCATGCTGTCGACGTTCTGGCGCGCCTGCAGCCAGGTGTTAGGCGACAGATCCGGCAGGTTCTGCGTGCCCGGCAAGGTCAACGCATTGCGCACCTCGCCGAGCGGCACGCGCGAGGACTGCCCGAGATTGTCGAGCGCCGTCATCACCTGGTTGGCGCCCTGTGGCGTCATGGCGCGGCCGCGCAGCGCCGGCGCGTAGTCATTGGCGTTGATGGCCTGCCGGTCGGCGTCGATCGCCGCTTCCACCTGGCTGACCCGCGGCGCCGGCCCGAGCGCGGCCTGGCGATCGGCCTGCAGCCGCGGCACCGTCTCGGCGTTGCGCGCGCGCACCGCATCGATCAGCAGGCTGCGGTTCGGCCCCACGCCTTGTGCGGCGGCCTGCGCGGTCGCCAGCATCGAGGGCCCCGCATCCGGCAGCATCGCATCGGGCCCGAGCCGGCCGAGCGTGCCAAGGCCGGTGGCATCGGTGGCGCCGGCTTTCAGGATCGGCACGGGGATGCCCGAGAACCGGTCGGAGACGGCATTGTAGATCTTTTGCGCGCCGGCGCCGACGGCCGGCAAGCCCGCGCCGAGCACCGCACCGCCCGTTGCACCCCAGCCCGCGTTCTTGATGTAGTCGGGCAGGTTCTCGCTGTAGGTGTGGCCGGCCGCTTGCGCCGCGCCATGCAGGCCGGCTTCCACCGCGCCGATGCCCATGCGCTTCAACAGCGGCTGCGCCACCGCCTGGTTCATGAAGGTCAGGCCCGATTTGGCAAGGCCGTAGCCGCTGGCGAGGCCGCCGGTGACGTCGGCGGTGGACGACATGAACGGCCCGAGCCGCTCGCTGGCGGCGCCGGTCTTGGCCACCTCTTCATTGACGGCCTGGCCGTAGGGTTTGCCGGCGACGACATCGGGCAGCGCACGCGCGCGGTCCCACAGCCCATAGGTGGCGGCACTGGATGCGCGGCGCAGAAAATCATCGACGCCCCTGGTGGCGCTGTTGAGGGTGTCGCCCCAGGTGCGGGGCTGCTCTTCGACATAGCCGCCGGCGGTGGTTGGCGCGGCCGCGATCGCCGCAGGCTCGGGCGTGGTCGGGCCGCTGATGTTGTCTTCGGCAACCCAGGTCATAGATCCTCCCACCGCCTGCCATTCCAGGCGCGCCGGTTCTTGGTCTGCGGATCGATGTAGACTTTGCCGACGACCTTGTCGGCGCCCTTCATCTCGGCGTCGACTTGCGCATCGCGCGCGCTCTGCTTCTCCTGGCGCACCTTGCTGTTGTAATCCGCCACCGCGCGGCCGGGACCGAGCGCGCCGTACATGCTGGCGATGAAGTTCTCACGTTGGGTGTGCTTGTCGGCCAGCGTCTTGGCATCGTCGCCATAGCGCGGCAGCAGGGTGTCGAGATGCTGCTGCAGCTCGGCCGCGCCGTAATTGGCGCCGCTGGTCGAGCGCAGGAAGGCCTGCACAAACTGGTTTTCGGCGGTCTTGGCCTGGCGGTATTGCGCGCTCAACATCTTGTTGCCGGCGAACGGGATCTTGCCGAGCGCTTCCTGCTTCAGGCCTTCGGCGATCAGCTTCTCCTTGCCCTCGAGGTTCTCCTGCGCGATCGACGCCCAGCCGTGATACAGCAGCGCCTTCTGCTGCGGCTCGGTCAGCTTGACGTTCGGCATCGAATTCGGATCGACGCCGGTGATCACCGGCGGGCTGTAGCTGCCGTCGGGGTTGCGGACCATCTTGCCTTCCGTCTCCTGCAGCCGCGAGGCCTGGATCTGCTCGCGCGTATGCGCCTCGTCGGCGATGCGCTTGGCCTGGTCCATCATCGCCTTCTGCCGCTCGATGCGCAGCGCCTCGGCAGTGCCGATCTGCGCCTTGTAGAGCTCGTTGGCCTGGTCCTGCTGCAGCTTCTGCTTGGCGATCTCGTTCTGATAGATGACGCCGATCCGGCTGTTGGCGGCATACGGGTTGCCCTGGTTGGCCTGCAGCCAGGCGGCCGCTTCCTTGCCGATCTGCGACAGCGGCACAATCGGCGCGGCCCGCACCGGGCCTGGCTCGGGCGGAACGTAGCCAGGGACCGGCGTCGGTTGCTGCGGCGTGCGCAGCTGCGACGGCACCGGCGGCGCCGGCGCGATGTCGCTCACGGTGCGCGGGTTGGTGAGCGCGAGCTGCGCGACACGCTGGTCAGGTTGAGGGCCACCAGGCGCCGTAGTCGAGATAGGGGACGGCTGCTGCGCCCCCGCCAGCGTAGGGTTTGGCTGCGCCACCTCCTGAGGCGTCTGGCCGTTGAGCGTGGCGGCGATGCGATCGCGCGTTTGTGGATCCGGCGGCGCCGCCGGCACAAGGTCGCCCGGGATCCGCGGCGCCGTGCCGCCGAGCGTCGATCGCGGGTTGAGCAGCGAGGCCGTTTGCGGCGGCGTCATCGCCGGCCCGGCACCACCGAGGCCAGCAGGCGTTGCCGCCGCCAGCACCGAGGCCGGCTGCTGCGACGGCGCCGTCGACATCACGTTGCCAGGCGCGTCGGCCGGTGGCGGTTGCTGCGTTTCGGCCGGCACCCGCTCATCCGCCGGCGCGTACGCCATCGCATCGCGCGACGTCGCGCTGGGCTGCACCTCGCTGGTCTGGGCGCCCTCGCTCGGCAGCCGCGCGCCGCCGGCGGCATTTTGCGCACCGAGATCGGAGCGTTCCAGCATCCGCGCCAGGCCGATGTCGCCGAGGCTGTCGCCGACGGCTGACAGACCCTCGCCGATGGTTTTCGGATAGGCCTTGGTCTTGCCGGTCATCATCTGCAGCGCAATGCGTTGCCGCAGCGCCTGGCTGGTCTTCGGATCGCTGCCCCAGGAGATGTACTGCTTGAGCACCTCGAGCGGGTTTGGGGTGTCGGTTGCGTCGGTTGCCATCACGCTGCCCTCAAAATGTTGCCCATCACGGCGCGCTGATCGAGATACTTGCGGCCGTCGATGTTCTTCACCGCCTTCGGATCGATCTTCTCGACGTCCTGCGCCATCGGGCCGACGTGGCGCGCGCCGGCCGGATCGTTCTTGTACTCATAGGCATAGATCGGAAGCTTCTCGCGCGCGGCGTCTTCATTGAAGGCGAACACGGTGCCGACGCGATCGATGTTTTTCTTCTCGCGCTCGTCCGACAGTTTTAGCGCGCCGGCGCCGAGGCCGAGGATGCCGCCGATCAGCTGGTTGGCGTTTTGCGACTGCTGCTGGTTCACCTGCATCTGCTGATTAAAATTCTGGTTGATGAGGCCTGCCACGTCCGTGGTCGGGATCTGCGACGAGGGCGTGTTCAGCCAGTTCGGCTGGCTCACCTGCGAGCCACTCATCAGCGCGGAAATTTCGTTCAGCGGCTGGTTCCTGGATGCGTACTGCTCCTGCATCCATTGATTGCGCGCGGCCTGCTGCGCATTGAAGCCGGATTGTGCCTGCGCCAGCTGCTGCGCCAGGCCGGCATTGCCGAAGGCGGCCTGCGCGGCGTTCTGCTGAAACCCCTGCTGCTGCGCCTGGTTGGCGAAAGTGCCGGCGCCGAGGTTTTGTTCATAGCCCTGCTGCTGCGCGGCGTTCTGGAAGGCGGCAAGCTGTGCGGCCATCTGGTTCATGCGCTGCTGTTCGGTGCCGGCCTGGCCGATCGCCGCAAAGCGCGCGTCATTGGCCTGGCGGTTGTAGTCATCCATCGCGCTGGCATAGGCCTGGCTGCCGTAGCGGATGCCCTGGTCGGCGAGCTGCTGCTCGATGCCGCGCTTCTCGATCGCAAGCTGCGGGTTCATGCGCTGCATCAAGCTGTCTTCGACGCGCTGCCGATCGGCCGAGAAATTATCGGCCGGCCCATAGGTCTGCGTGATGTCGCCGGCATCCCCGAGCCCGGTCTGGATCTGGCCGCCGGCATTGAACGAGGTCGAAGCCTGCGGCAGGTTGCTGATGCTGTTCGGGTCGCCGCCGGGATAGGGGCTCACGTTCGGATTGAACGGCGAGGCGAGGATGCCCGAGACTTTTGCGCTCTCGGCATTGGCGATGCCGGCGAGGTTGTACTTGGCCGCATCGCTCTGGCTCTTGATCGCCTGGCCCTGCGGCGACAGCGTTTGTGTCGCCGTGAACTGCGGGATCTGGTAGGTCGAGCCGGTGACCGGATCGGTCCAGCCGTAATTGCCGCTTTGGTTGTAGGTCAGGCTGCCGTCGGGCGTGACCTGGTTGACGTTGCCGAGATAGGCGTTGGCGACACCGGTGGCGACATTGGTCGAGGTCGCCGCGCGCGCGGTTTCGATCGGGTTGGGTGGCGTCGGCGTGTCAAACCAGCTCATGGCGCATCCTCACTGCGGTGGCATTCCCTGGGGCGGCGGCATGCCTTGCGGTGGCGCCGCGCCAGGCATTGGCGCGCCGATCTGCGGCATCTGCGGCGCCTGGATCGGGCCCGTCGGCGTCAACGGCACGGCCGTCGGCATCGCCGAGGGGATCGGCGCACCCTGCGGCGGCGCGCCCTGCGGCGGCATCTGCGGCAGCTGCGGGATCGGCGAGCCGCCTTGCGGCATCTGCGGCAGCGCGCTCTGCGGCGGCGGGCTTGCAATGTTCATCAGCGCGCGGGTGATGGCATCGCGCTGATCGGCAACGCCCGTGTTCTGGTACGGATTACCTGGCATCAGGCGGCTTCCTTCTGTTCGACGTGATGCTTGAAGCGCTGGCAAAACTTGTTGGCGGCCCAGGCCTCATAGGTCAGCAGGCACACCACGCCGTCGCGATCGCGACCGAGCATGCGCGGGATGGTCTTGAAGGCGTAGTTCAGCGCCGCGAGCTGGCGCAGCTGCCGCGCGTCGTCGGCCGGCACACGCTGCATGATCATCTGGCAACGGACTTGCAGGAACGGATACTGGTAGCAGCGGCGGATGGTTTCCGGCGTCACCCAGCGCGCACCAGGCAGCGCGGCGCCGCTCAATTCCATCACCTCCGCATAGGGATCGTAGTTGTGATAGACGACGCCGGCGATCAGCCGGCCTTCGTCGGCAATGCCGATCGCGACAATGTTCGGACCAAAGCCACGGTCGCGGCTGTGCGGGATCAGCTGCGAGACGAACTTCGCCACCACCTGGTCGTGCCCGTAGATGTAGTTGAGCCTCACCATCCCGCGACCCCGCCAATGCCTTCGCCGACGCCGCTTGCGCCTTCACCACCACCCAGACCGCTTTCGCCGCTTGGGGACGCCCCCGATCCGCCGACGCCGCTTGCACCCTCGCCACCACCGAGCCCGCCTTCGTTGCCGCCGGTCGTGCCGCCACCGCTGGTGCCGCTGCCTGGACCGCCACCACCGACGCCGCTCGCACCCTCACCACCACCGAGCCCGCCTTCGGCCGAGCCGCCGCTGGCGCTACCGCCGGTGCCGCTTGCACCTTCACCGCCGCCGAGGCCGCCTTCACTTCCGGTGCCGCCGACGCCGCTCGCGCCCTCGCCACCGCCGAGGCCACCCTCGCCAGGCCCGCCGCCGCCCACGCCACTGGCACCCTCGCCGCCACCGACACCGCCTTCGCCAGGCCCGCCGCCGCTACCAGGGCCACCACCACCGACACCGCTGGCGCCTTCGCCGCCACCAAGCCCACCCTCTTCGCCAAGCGCCGCGGCGATCGCCGCGCCGATGGCGACCTGGCTGGCGTCAGGCGTGTCAAAACTCACCGGCGTCGGCGTCGGCGTCTCGAGCGTGTCGAGCATACTGAACGGCTCGAGCTGCGACTTCGGCTGCGGCGTGGGTTGCTGCAGCTGCTGCTGGATCTGATCTTCCTTCTGTTGCGGGGTCAGCGCCGGCGGTGGCGTAGGCTGGAACGGCGGTGCGAAGGTCGGGTTGTTGGGGTCATTGATCTGTTGCTGTTGAGCGGGCGTCAGTCCGCTCTTGCCTGGTGCCGTCGGCGGTGCGACCGGCGTCGGTGCAGGTGTCGGTGTGGGCGTCGGCGTCGGTGTGGGCGTCGGCGGCACATTCATGATCGGTTGATCGAGCGGCACGTCGAGCATCTTGTCGACGTCGAATGACGGCGGGGCCTTGGTGCCGAACACCGGATCCACTGTTGGCGGCGGCGTCTGTGGCGTCGGCGTCGGCTGCGGCGTCGGCTGCGCTGGCGGGGTAAACTGATTTTGCGGCGCGTTCGGATCGTTCTTCGACTGCTGATCGTTGATGTTCTCGATGTCAGGCGGAACGGTCACTACGACGCTGGTCTTGCCCTGCTGCTGATCCTTCCCCTCATCCGGCGGGTCTGTCACCGGTGGCACTGCCACCGGCGGTGGCGCCGGCGGATTGTCGGGATCGATGCCGAGGTTGGTGTGCGGTCCCTGCGGCGCGGTGTCGACGGCGGCGCCGATCGAGCCGCTCTCGCCGCCGACATTGGCATTGAATTCTGAGCATCCCGCGAGGTTCGGATTGTCCCGGCACATCATCGTCATTGCGATGGTGTCGCGCGAGCCGATCGCGCCGCCCGTCGTCGGCGGTGGCGGTGCGGTGAACCAGGGATCATAGGCCGGCGGCTTCTTCAGGTGCGCCGCATTCCAGCGTGCCACCGCATCCTCGGACACCGGGTCGCCGCGGATCAGTGCGGGAGCAAACAGTCCGTCCAACGCGCCGATCGGATCATATTGACTGCTTGCCATCTCGCCCTCACACGTTGATGCCGCAAGGCTCGTAGGTTGCCGCGATCGAGATCAATTCCACTTCCGGCCGCGCGGCTTGCGCGATCGTCACCTGGCAAATCGGCGCGTGCGAAAATCCGGTGTAGCCGATGCTGACCCAGCCGGTGTTGCGCACCGTCGGTGTCGCCGGCGTCGGCTGGTCCCACTGCGCATATTGCGCAATCTCGGGTGCCGTCGGCGCGTGCGGCCCTGGCGGCGTCGGCCCGGCATCGGGCCCCCACAACCCCTGATCCCAGACGTCGAGCACGCCAGGGTCGGGTGCGGCCGACGGCGCCGGCGGGATGACGATGACGTAGTCGGTGGTGGCCGACAGCTGCGGCTGGAACGGCTCGCCGGCGCGCGCGGTGAACGAGGCGCGGGCCTGGCGCCACACCATGGTCGCCGATTGCGAGGAGAACATTTCCCAGCCGCCCACCATCACGGCGGTGTAGGGCGCGTTGTCGTCATAGCCGGTGCGGTCGGCCTGCATGATGATGCCGCCTTGCGTGCCGAAAAACATATCGGCGCGCATGCGGCCAAAGCACATCGCATCCCAGCCGACGAAGCGCGCCCAGGCGCCGGTGGCGATGTTGACGACGCCGCAGCGCTGGCTGCCGGCGATGCCGCCGGGCCAGGTGACGAACAGCCCGCCATATTCATCCCACTTGCACATCGTCCACGGCAGCGCGCGCTTGGCGTTGACCTCGTCGCGCCACATCGGCTTGATGGCGCGGGTGATGGCGGCGAGCTCGAGCTGGCTGGTGTCCTTGGTGATCGAGGCCGAGATCGGAATGATGCCGTCGACGGTGGCGATCAGCACGTCGCCGCCGATCGGGGTCCAGCAGTTCATGCCGAGCGGCACTGACGTGGCGTAGCGGCCTTCCTGGCGCCAGTTGGTCGACACCGATGGATCGCTGCCGGTGAAGATCAAGAGCTCGCCCTGGTCGGTCATGAACACGCACTTGTCGTCAATGCCGTCGCCGGCGTCGATCGACCAGGTGAAGCCGCACAGCAATTTGCCGCCCTTGGTGGCGGCGCCTGCGAGCGGGATCAGGTTGAGCTGGCCCTGCACCGCATTGAGCGGCAGGTACCATGCATTCATGGTGCCGCCTTCAATAAAGTAGTAGCGGCCGCGATACTTCCAGACGTAGGTGAGGTTGTGCCCCGTGGCGCAGGACGGCGGCGGCGTCACGCTCGGGTTGGTGGTGATCTGGCTCGCGTTGTAGGTCGTCCAGGTGGTGCCGTCGTAATGCAGCAGGTAATCGCCGGCATCGTTGGCGACCAGCATGTGATCGCCGCCCTGGTTGGCCATCTGCGAGGCGACGTAATTGCCCGAGGCCTGTCCGCTCTTCACCAGCACCGGCGCGGTGGCGGTGACGTCATAGAGCTTGGTGGCGTTGCCGGCGAACATTTTTTGGTTGTTGCCCGAGATGAACTGGAACATCGACACCACGGGCGTCGTTTCGGGCAGCACGCTCCAGCGGCTGCAGCCGCCGCGCAGCGCCAGGCCCTTCATGGTCGGCTTCCAGTTGTCGAGCACCAGGGCAGCACCCGGCTGGATGAAGCTTTCGTTTTCATTCAGCACCAGCCCGCGGGTCGGCGCCGGCAGCGTGATGGTCTGCAGGTTTTGCGCGACCTGTGCCGGCACCGGCGAGCGGCGGAAGGCTTGATGCAGGCTCATGGCGTCGGCACCTGCCAGGGATAGGCGGTGCGGACCGCCAGTGAGCTCGCGCGGCGGCCGATGATGATCGGCGCCGGGCTATCGCGCCCCATCGCCGACGTCAGCGCATCGCCGTAGGTGCCCATGTCTTCGGCGTAGGGCGAACCCTTCTGCGCCTTCCACTGCCAAATCATCCCGAGCTTGAAGACGCGCTCATCGAGCGCAAAGCTGTCGCCGTCGTCCAGGAAGCTGTCGCCGAAACCGCCGGATTTCAGGGCCACGCAATTTTTGTGCAGGTAGGTGTAGTAGCAGCTCTGGCCCACCGGCATCACCGGCCAGATCAGCATCTGGCCGCCGAGCATGGTCCACTCGCCCCAGGCATCGGCCCAGTTCAGCGCGCGGCGGTTCAGCCACTCATCGGTGTCGGGCACAAAGCGCATCGGCTGCAATGCGCTGGTCGATCGCCACACATTGGCCGTCAGCAGCATCCGCTTGTAGTCGGCCGGCAGGTTGAAGGCGGTGGCGATGCCGTCGCCATTGTAGGTCTGGGTCTTGCGCAGCTTGGTCCAATCGCGGGTGTCGTAGGCGATGCGCTGCGCCATTTCATTGGCGAGCGCGAGCATCTCCTGCATGGTTCTGTTGGCGGCGATGTTGGTCATCACGCTGGTCGGCACCAGAACGCCGACGGCCGCGCAGACATCCTTCACCACCGACAACAGCGTCATGACAATGTCACCCTTGTGATCATTCAGGCCACCTTCTCGGCTATGCGGCTGCCTTGCGGATCCGCGGCCTGCGCCATCCGCACCAATGTCTTGCGGTTCGGGTTGCCCTGCAGCGGGATGCCGCCGGTATTGGCGACGACAAAATCGCGCAGCTGGGCATCCGACATCGCCGCATATTCATCGGTGGCGGCGCGCGCGGCCTGCAGGTCTTCCTCGAGCACCTGGTTGCGCGCGCGCAGCACCTCGAGCTCGGCCTGCAGCTGCAGGTTCGGCGCGCTCTGCAGGCTCGCCTCGATGAAGGCGATCGCCTGGTTCTTCATGTCGCGGCCGCCGGGGCCGAGGTTCTTGAGCTCGGCGCCCTCGATGTCGGCGAGCGCCTCGACGGTGTAGACGTTGAGCGCGCGCAGTTCGGCGCGGCGGCCGGCCGACAGGAACGGCGCATGCTCCAGCGGCGTGCCGCTCTTGGTCTGCGCGGCCTTCTCCTTGAATTGCCGGTACTGGTGACTGAAGCGTTCGGCGTAGCTCTGCTGGCGCTGCTCGCCGGTTTCCGGATCGGTGACCCAGACGGTCGAGAGCGCGGTCGACGGAAACACCTTGACGTCCTTGCTGCCTGGCGAGCGGATCTCGCACACCTCGACGTCATCGAAGATCGGCCGGCCGGCCTGCAGCGTCTTGGCTTCGTTCTTCTCGGCCTTGTACTTGAACAATGCGACGAGGTTGTCGTCGGGGTCTTTGTAGGCGGGCATCGATGTTTGTCCTTCTGGTTGTTGGCATCGCAAGGTGCGAGCCGGTCGGCATCGCAAGTGCGAACCGGTGGTCCCGAGGCCGCCTTCATGGAAGGCAGGCTTGTTGGACCTACACGTCGGCGGCCTCGGTGCACCCACTACCTGAGGCTGAGTTCAGGCAGCCGGGTTACTGTCGTACATCCTCCAGTTGAACAGGCTGTTGGTCATGGTGAGCTCCCCCATCCAGCCAATAAATTGCGCCACGGCATCTTTATCTATAGGCATTTGGCCATCGCCCTCAAAAAGCTTGTCGAAATTTCTCGACGGGTGATAGCGCAAACGGAGCGTATCGGTGTTGATACCGAAGGTTGTATTCGCCGGGCAGTTGCTGCCAATGCCGCCGTCCAAAACGATCTCGGCGCGCTTGCCACCGCCGATGTATTCCAGCGCGGAAAAACCGAGCTTGCCGAGGCTCGTCTCGTTCTGCTGACGCTGGATCGCGATCGTCGCGGCGTCGTAAGCCGCATAGTGTTCCGGCGACATGATCAACAGATCCGCCCAATCGCGGCCGCGGCTCTGCCGTGTCATGGCGTAGTTGAGCATGGGGCGTATCGTGGTCGAGCTCATCTGTGTGCCGAAGCCGCCGAGCGTCACGGTGCCGGCGGTGCCGTGCGGATCGAACGTGGTGGTGCGCCAGATGGTGGCGCTGGCGCGATCGATGCCGCCATAGACGCCCGACGTCGGCGTGATCGGGATCGCCGTCGCGAGGCCGGTGATCTGCTTGTTGCCGTTGGCGGTGCCGTCGGAGTAGATGCCCTGGTCCATGGCATCTTCCAGCGCCTTCTCGGCGGCGTCCATGTAGGTCGCCATCACGTCGAACAGCTGCGCTTCGCCCTCGTTGTTGAGGATCTCCTGCATCGACAGGATGATGGGTACCACCACCTGCTTGGGATCCCACACGGCATCGTTCAGGATGTCGATCGCCGGGTTCAGCAGTTGATCGTAGCCGCTGTACCACTGCGCGCTTTGCTTGCCGATCTGCAGCGTCTGCCGCACTTTCGGTCCGCTATAGGTTTGCCAAAGGCCCTTCCTCTTCAGCACCGCAAGCAGGGCGTTGTTGTTGCTGACGAGGTCTTGATATTTGGATGACCGGTCTTCGACGGCCATCGACAGGATCTGCTGATACGCAGCAGCCGTTGTGACGTTGGGCATGATGCCTCCACAAAGGGTTCAGATGTCCGGTTCGCTCTCGCGATACCGTGCGCGCTACAGCGCGCCGTTCAGGCGCCGGGCTGCGTTCTGCAGCGCCGCGCGGTTTGTCGGACTTGCCTCTCTCGGTCTGCGCGATGCTGCGTCTGAGGCAGTCACATCGGGCGCGCCGTAGATCGATCTGTCCGTGGGTCGGGTCTGAGCCGGTGTGGTGCGGGTCTGAGCCGCGTGTGTGGCCGGTCGAAGCAGCGCGGCCCTTGCGTAGGCGGTATCGAGATCAAAGCCCCATTTGAGCTCTTGCTCGATGATGTCACCTAGCTCGTCAAACCTCGGATGGCTGGCAGCGAACTGGTCAACGGCCGAGCGTGTGTAGGTGAACTTCGCCTGAGTATGCATCTGGTTCAGGGTCTTCTCAAGACCCTCGATCTTCTGGTGCAGCGCGCCGATCTGCTGGCCGGCGGCCTGCTGCACGTTGCGGCTCTGCAGCTGCTGCAGCTGTTCGGGCGATTGGCTCAGGATGTAATAGGCGATGTCGCGCAGGTTCACCTGCGAGCCATCTGAGCGGAACATCTGCAAATTGTTGACGATGACGTCGAGCCCGCCGACGACGTCCTGGCGCAGCTTGTTCTCCATCGAGATGTAGTTGCCGAGCGCGCGGTCGAGCGTGGTGCCGTGGCGCTGCGCCATCTCATGGTATGGCTTCAGCGGTTTGAAGGCCTCGTAGTCGGCCTTGTAATACTGATAGGCCTTGGCGAATTCGCCCTGCAGGCGGTGGATGTCGCCGCGCACGCTTTCCGGGGTGTCGGCCCAATCGCGCCTGGCGCGTTCCGAGATCCGCACCGGCGGCTCGGCGTAGGGCGCATGCGGCGGCAGTTTTTTGTAGGGCTGCTGCTGCGCGGCAGCCTGGGCCTGGGCCGCTTGCTGGCCGTCGGCGGCCGGCGCGCTGGTTCGCTCATCGGGTGTGCGTGGCGCAAAGCGTCCGCGGTCGCGTGGTTGCTCGCTTGCATGATGCTGCGCCGGCTGCTCGTTCGGCCGCTTGCGCAGATCGATCTTTTCCTTCGGCGTCTCTTCCGGCGGCTGGTTGTGGCCAGGCTTGGCTTCCGCCGGCTTTGGCGCCGCGCGCTGCGTCGGCTGCGGCCGCTCGGTCTTCGCCGGCGGGTTGTTGGCGCGCTCATAGGCGCGCTGGATCGCTTCTCGCGCGCTGTCCGAGCGCGGCTCCTGGCCCGATGGCGCCTGCGAGCCGATCGGGTTCGGGGTCGAGGTCGGGTTCTCGTTGATCGGGACTTGCTGCTGCGCGGGGGCGGGCGCCGGTGAGGGCGCAGCCGAAGGCGCCGCGCCCGGCTGGGCGACGGTGACGTCAGACATGGATGCTCCTGGTGGTTACGGCCGGTGACCGGCCTTGAACTTGGCGGCGGCTTGCTTCAGCGCATCGCGGCGGGCTTGCTTCTCGCCAGGCGCATCGCTGGCGCGCATGGTTTTTGGTTTCAGTTTTTCGGTGCCGACTTCGGTGAGGCCGAGCGCGCGTCCCACGGCGCGGAAGGCGCGCTTGCTGGTATAGAATTTGCCGTCGACCTGTTCCGTCGGCGGCATGATGTCGGAGATGACGTAAGGCAGCGGCAGATCAGACCTCGGTGCAGAGAGCCGCGCTTTCCGCACCCGCCATCTGCCAGGCTCGACTTCCTCGAGCTCGACGCTCACGGCGGCGGGCTCACATAGGTCACCGCAAGGCCAGGTGCGGGTGCGGTCACCTTGGTGACGGCGAGGCCATACTTCACGCCCGACACCGCGACCGCTTCCGACACCGGCATCCCCAATGTCGGCTTGGAAGCGGTCACGTCGACCACCGGCAAGCCGCCGGATGCGAGGGTCACCACAGCCATTGCCATGTCACTTCTTTCTCGATCGCAGGGCCGGCGCGGTGAACTCAAAATCCGCCGGCGGCGACACTTCCGGACCGTTCTTGATCATCACCTGCACAATGACCGGATCGGTCCACAGCGATGGCTTGACGCCGGTCGACAGCCGGCCGTCGGTTTCCAGCGTCGTCGGCTCGTCATGGCCGGCGAAGTTGATCACGCTATCGGCGAAGAAATTTTCGCCGCTGACGTAGAGCACAAAATCGGCATCGCCGATCGCGCAGTCGGCCGGCGTCAGCGCGCTGATGGTCGGCTTCGGCACGTCGACATCGGCCGGCAATGGCAGCGACACCGTCTGCGGCTCGTTGATCGAGGCCGAATACGGGAACGGCTGCTCGGCCTTCGGTGCCGGCGCAGCGGCTGGCTTCGGCGCATCATGGGCATGGGCGTGCCCATGATCGTGGTCGTGTGTGTCGTCGTGGGTTTTCGTTGTCATGTGAAGGTCCAGTTTTGGGGGCCGCTTTGGACTACGCCACCGGTGATGACGTAGACGGGAAGGCTTCCGGCGGTGGCCTTCTTTGGTGCGACCGC